GCTGACCAACGGCCATCTGCATCTGATGCCAAGTTAAAGATACCTGACTTAGTTGCGTTAGCAGTTGTGAAACCAGTTTTCGCACGAGAGTTGATTGTACGAATAACTTCACGGTTAATTTCAGCCAAGATTTCTGTTGACAAGATGTTTGCCAATTCTGTCTCAGCGTCAAGACCATGAATCGCTTTCAAGTCTTGTGCAAGCTCGAGTGTGTACTCTGCTTTCAATGCACGTGACTTGGCTGTCACAGTTGCTTTTTCAATGGTGAAGCCCATTTCAGCGAATGCAGACTCGCCAGTTGTTCCCAACTGCTCTGCGTTTGCTGTAGTCATACCACCACCAAATGTTGGGATACGAGTTGCTGAATCAACATCAGCGAAACCTGCAAGACCTGTATCATCTGCAGATTGAGTAGCGCCTGAGTCACCTGAGAAGCCAGAGATAGCTTCGTTGTACAGTGCTTCGTTGTTAGCTGTTGCACCAGCGCGAGTTGTTTTGTACTTGGACTTCATTGCGAAGATCAAGCCTGTTGGACCAGACATTGGCTGAACACCACATACATCATATGCCATCATGTTTGGCATAGCGCGACGTACCAGTGAAATCAATACTGGGTTCCAGTTAGCAGCAACAGATGTGTTGTTTGCAGCTGCATCTTCCGTCATCATTGAGGCTTGTTCGCCTTGCTCACGGATTGCTTTTTCTGTGTTCTCCAGAACGACAGCGGTAACAGCGCGCTTGTGGGCGTCTGCAATTGAACCGGCTGACTCTTCGTTCAATACCGGAGACCATTTCTCTACGAGACGATCATAAGTTTCCATAATTGGATCTCCTACTTACTTATTTGATTTGCGTAATGCATTAAGGTACTGTTCCATCATTGGAGACACTTCTACTTCATCAGAAGTATCATCTGTATCTTCTACAATGGACTCAGCTGTTTTAGTTTTGCTGAAGTATGATTCTTTCAACGTAGCAACTTTCTGAGCGAAAGCTTTTTCGTTTTCAAAATCAATTGATTCAGCTAGTGATGTTAGCTTTTCAACTTGTGTTTCTGCTAAGTCTTTTGACGCTTCACGGATAACCGCTGCACGCTTCAAAGATACTAGCTCTTCACTAATTTCCATAGCTTTAGCTGTTGCTTCGTTAACTTGAGCTTCAAGCTCTTCGTTAGCTTCTGCTAGCTCATCAACTAGGTCTACTTTGGATTCTGGAACTTCAATATAAGACTCTTGGAATACGTCTTTCAACTTCTCCATAAAGCCTTCTGCAATCTCGGTACGAAGACCTGTTTGGATTGCAATTTTGTTGTCGTCCATCCATTGCTCAACTACATAGTTGAGGTAGCTGTCTACCTTCTCTACAAGATCTGCTTTCGTTGCTTCAACTTCTTCTGCTAATTGCTCAGCATATTCAGTTTCCAAACGATCGATCTCTTCTGAGAGCTTCGACTTAACCGCTGCTTCAAAAATAACCGCTGTTTTGGCTTTAAAGTCTTCGGACAATGTTGCCTCAGATTCTACAAGCGCATTCAGGTCGTCACTAAAGTCTCCATCAAATTCTACGTCTTCGGCCTTCATGGCCTTGCCAGCAGGTTTTAATTCAGACGGTTGGCTGTTGCTCTTATCACCCTTGCGTTTTGGCGCTTTAGGGCCTTTCTTTTCAGCTGCATCAACAGATGCAACCGACTGAGCTTCAGCGTTTTTAGGATCGTGAGCTTCTTCGATTTCCTCGTCGAGCTCTACATCCTGGTCTACTTGATCAGTCATGTTTGACTCCTTACAATTTAGATTTCATTAACGAGAGGAAATTCTTAAACTCACGAGTCTGAGCCTCATAGAGGTCAGCGCGTGGAGCCTTCTTAATTTCAGTCTCCATTTGTTCAATTACTTGAGGTTCAATAATACCATTGTTCCAAACCCACTCTACACCTTCCATTATACCATTTACGAAAGCTGTCGGTGCAGATGGATCTTGTACGATATCAACCGTATTAAGAACAAAGTCGTCTTTGACGTACATTGTACCATTTTTTTCCTCAAGGCTACCCATACCACGAGTTGACACTCCTAGTTGAACACCACCTTCTAGTAAACCTTTTACGATATTACCCATTGGAGTATCCAAAATTTGTGCCTTACCTACAACATCATTTCCCTTCCAAGAAAGTTCAGTGATCTTGTGAGATACCTTATCTAAGTTTACAGTCGGTCCTTCTGGATGATTTAACTCTCCAACCGCTCTGTTCTTAGAAACTTGTTCAGTAACATATGTATCTACAGCCTTTTCCATAATAGGCTTTGGGTAGATACGTCCGTTTCTATTCTTTGCTTCTGATTGCATGAATACGCCTTCGATAAAATGGTTCTTTGTACCATCTTCCTTAGCTTCTACAATACATTCAATATTTTGTTCGTTATATTCAGCAATCAGTTTCATGTTTAACCTCTTACTTCTACAGCTGCAAATAAAACTGTAGCAGCACCGGCAAACAATTTGTCTGTTTTAGCTTTGTAGATGTTAACAGACTCTCCTGCAGCAAGTGTCATTGTACCTAGTGCAGTACCAGCTGCGTCTGTTTTTGTAACCAATGCAACAGCTGCAGCAGTATTGACTGCTCTAACTACGCTATGCTTACTAAAATCAGATGCAGCGCTACTGCCGTTAGCAGCCGCTTCTGTTGTTAGTGGACTTACTATCATCTGTTATCCTTTATATGTTTTAACAAACTGTTGAGCCATTTTCTCAGCTTCTTTCTGAGTCTTATAAGCGTCTAGTCTATCACCATCTATATATACCACAAATCCTGCCTTTTCTTTGTTGATCTTAACAGGAACGCGATCAATCTTTTTGTTAAAGACTTCTTGTCCTGAAGGACGTCTTTGCAGCTTTTCTCTAAGTTGTGTAAACGTTTTCATTTCAACAGTCTCTTAATTATAGTTTATTTATATGAAAAGTTTTTTCAAGACTCTTCATCTTCTAATTCTTCATCTTCTAATTCTTCATCTTCAAGCTCTTCATCTTCGATATCTAAAGCTTCTTCTGCTCCTGCATCTAGTTCATCATCATCTAGGTCATCAAGTCCGATTTCTGTTACATCTGGCTCTGTTTGAGCGCCATTGAACATTTGATCTGCTAGCTTTACCTTTTCTTGCTCAAGAGATTGATTCATTACATCTCCCATAATATCTTTAAAAGTTGGTGCTGCTGATGCAAAGTCCTGGTTAATTACTTGATCGATAAAATCTACTACTTCTGCCATACTAATCTCCGTTATTCACATTAATATCTAAACTATGTTTTTGCCCTTGAGGTTCTTGTTGTGGAGCCTCTTGCTCTTCTTCATCATCATTATCTATCTCACCAGAATCTTGTTCGTCAGATATCTGATCTTTCATATCTTCAATTTGATCGTCATCCATAAACAGAACGTTTTTCATAACATATTCTTTTGAGAAGAACTCTCCAACATACTGTTGCATCATATCTAGAGTCTGGATTCTCTCTCTTAAGAGCTCTGCTTCCTTTAGTTCTGTAAAGTGACTATCACGAACATATTCAACAGTAATATCTTCTTTCCAGCTGTTCCAATCTTCTTCAGTAATAACACCTTTTAAGATGAGCTGCTTTTTAAGAATATTATAAAATAGATTATCAAAACGAGAGCGAAGTCTATCAATAAACTTCTGAAACTTTAACTCTTCTCTTGTTATTTCATTTGTCTTGCCGAGAGAGAATTGAGTTTCTTGCTCAAGTCTACTCATAGGAACGTTTAATGATCTGTAGAGTCGTTTTTGAAAATAGATGATGTCGTCGATTTGTCCAAGATTTTCACCGCCTGGAAGTGTAGAGATTTCTGTTCCACGACCGCCTTCCCTACGAGGGAGCCAAAAGTCTTCAAGCATCGACATATGTTTACGATCATCTCTAATAGCTCCTGTGTTAGCATCGTATACGAGTTTATTACGGTACTTAGCCATAATACCTTTCATATATTCTTCTGATTTACCTTTAGGTAAATTACCTACATCAATGTAGAATATACGACGCTCTGGAGCTCTAGCTAGTCTGTAAATGACTAGCGAGTCTTCCATCATACGTAATTGATTAATAGGCTTCAGAGCTTTATGAAGATGTGATACAACTTTCTTACGAGCTTCATCTAGTAAGCCAGAGGTAACATAAGAAATAGAATCAGGAGTAATCTTAATACCTTGATTAGTTGATCCAGGCTTTTCCTGATAGATATAGAACTCATCTACTCGCTCAACAAGAGTTGCTCCTGTCTCAGGGTCTTTCTTCTTTTTAATTTGTTTAACTTTTTTAATCTTAGAAGCATCAATAGGTCTTACTTCTTGAATACCAGCTTTAAGATTATTTTCATCGAGTACAAGATGATGAAACATTCTACCATCTACATACCAACGCTTAAACATATCATGACCTAAGTCACCGAAGTTAAGCATAGATAATACACCATCAAACTCTTCGGTCATAGCTTTTTTAATCTGATCGCTAATACCATCTACATTATCAAGATTAAGCCTCACAGGAGCTTCGTTTGAGCCTGAGGTAATAGCTTCGTTAACAATATCTTCGACTGCTGCATCTACTTCAGGGTGATGTGAGACTGAACGATATTGCATAATAAGTTGTTTTTCGTCCTTGGTTTTCTCTCCATCCAAGTCGACATAAGTGCCATAGTGTGCACCTGCAGCTGTGACAAACCCTGCACCATCCTCATCAACAGGAGCCACAATTGATTGTAGCTTCTCTTGTTGTCTATTTCGAGCTCTTTTAATCTCGAATCCAAATAATTTAATACTGTCTTCAGCCATATTAATTCCTAATTAGTTAAGAGGGGCCCTTAAGCCCCTCTGATATTTATAGGGCTTATGAGGTTGTGTTTGATTCCCAGTACTGGACTTGGAACTCAACAGTGAATCGTTCAATCTCATTTTCTGAAGCATAGCTCAGATCAATTGGAGATACAGCTGTTGGGAAACAACCACGGAAGTTGTATGTCTTAATTGTTGAGCCATCTTTGTCAAGTTGCTCTACCAGTAAGTCTGCTTCGTAATCAACAACGTTAGTTAGTCCAGTATTAGCACTATGTGCATTCATACCGTTCATCCAGCGTTCCATTGAATCACGAATTACAAAATCCGTATCATTAATGATTGTCGGAGACCATACATCGAATGTACGATCACCAGCCATTTTTAATTGTCTACCTCTAAAAGGTACAATGATCGGTGAGATCGTTGAACCAGGTAGCTGTGCTGCCTCGCAGAGAAAGGATGATGCTTCCACATCTCCTCCTGCATAAGCTGGGAAGTTGATAGTCGCTTTGAACAGATTTGGTCTAGCGCCACCACCTCTCAACTTGGCTTTAAAGTCGTCTACTCCTAGAATAGCCATTGTCTATTTACTCCTTTGACGCTATTATACTGTGCCTACAACTTCACTAAAGTCTACACCAGTTCTAACAGCTACAAAATTAAGAGTAACGTAGTTAATTGAACGAGCAGGCTTAATGAAGATGTTCGCGATGAATTCATTACGATCAATAACATTTGATGTGTTATTAGTACTATCACAAACTACCTTAAAGTCTGTGATACCGCGGCGACCTTGAATCTCTCTCAGGAAAGGCTCTACAATATTTACAAACTCAGCTCTTGTAAAGTCGTCGTTAAACTCAAACATTACGTTTCTAGCTGCAGCTGCAATAGCTCTTTCCATTACTAAGAACAATCTACGAACATTAATTCGATCGAATGCGGATGGTCTGTTCAAGAATGTCTTATCACCGAATAGCAAAATACCTTGTCCAGGAATATTTGCAACAGGGTTAACACCAGCTTTATAAAGAGTATCTCTGTCTGCTTTAGTAGGTGAATAAGACAGTGCTGTTACTCCAAAATATTGACCTCTTCTCTGACCTGCAGGAGAGAACCATGGAGCTGCATTAGCATCAGTAGCTGCCATAATACCTGCTGTAGTCGAAGCAGCTGGAATAAAGACATATTGATCATTATACTTATCATACACCTTTAGATAGTTATTATCTACTACAAGGTAAGAAGATGTATTAAACCCTCCTACAGTAGTTGTAGTTGCCGTTACTGGTGTTGCATTATTAACAACGGCTGCAATATCTGGTGAAGTTACAACCACACAATCTTTTCTTAAATTACCAGCGATGCTTGTTAAGTTATTTACAACAGTTCGTTGGTCAGCTGCGTTAGCCATACCAGGTGCAATCAAGAAGTCAACCTGAATATTATCAACATCGTTAAACAAGGCAAATCCACTAGCTATGTCTGAAGTAGCTTTTGATCCGCTATCAACTCCACCTGTTAGTGATTTACTAATCGCTCCAGATGGGTTACCAAATGCCTTACCTGATGTTGCGGCTGTACCTGCATGAGTTAAAGTGGCTAAGTCACCATCAAAATGAGCTAACCATACATACTCTGATGCAGAATTAATTACATCATACACGTAATTAGAGGAACCATCGCTATTTTTAGCATTAGATGCTAAAGATACAAATGCATAACTCTCAAGAACAGTACCTACTGTGCCAGAGATGAAACCATCTTCATCGGATACTACTACGTGAACTTCATCAGCACTACTACCTCTAGCATCTGCATATGCAGAGGTACCTGGTGCTTCATCAAATAGACCTTTATGTGTCCAACCGGTAAATCCAGCTGCTGTACATATATCTACTTTAATGGAGTTACCTAATGCTCCGGCCCATTTAGCAATCCAAGCACCTACGTTAGTATCGCCTGAGTCTGCGCCAAATGAACTTTTTACTTCATCCCAATGAGAACTGTTGTTAACATTTGTTACAACTGATGAGGATGAAGTTGCGTTTTTAGCTGCTGATGTAGCTTCTCTTACTACATACAGAGCTGAAGAATATCTTAAAAATTGTACTGCAGATAAAAAATCTACAGCGTTTGTTGCTGTGGGTGATCCAAATCTTTCGGCTAAGTCAGCCTCCGAACTAACTAGAGTAGCTACGTTGGTTGGACCCCAGCGAAAATCTCCGACATACGCACCAGTTGTTGACTGGACATTAGGAACAAACCCTGAAAGGTCTACTTCCTTAACCGTAATCGCAGGAGATTCAGAGGGACTAAATACTGCCATTTCTCTTTTCCTTTTGAGCTAATGATAAGATGTCATAATAAGAACATTCAATTACCGTTATTTATAATATTTTAATTCTTAATAAAATTCCTCTACCCAAGGTTTACTTCCTTGAATATGCCATTCATCTGGCTCCGGTTCCAATATAGGTTCATTTAATCCATCATCATGGTATCCCCATTCAAACACATCAAGTTCTATTTCACTCATTCTTTGCTTAAACATAAGCTCTTTCATATTAATATCAGACATATCTAAAAATCTATCACCTAATGTAAAGTAACCAAACAACACAAGATTCATCATTAAATCGTCATGATTACCATCAGACGCTTCATAAGATTGACCTTTAGCTATAAATGTAGACATCTCAATAATAGTTTCTTGATCGTGAATATTAAGTTTTCTATTTTCAACAATATCTTTTATAGTAGAGCATCCTAAACGCTTTACCTTTTTGTTCATCATAATACCAAGACCATTAGCTTTTAAAGCAGACTCTAGATGTAAATTCTCATACTCTAATTCATAATATAATCCATTACATACAATAGTACCTTGATCATTGTTTTCTATAACAACATATGCTTCATTATAATTTTTACAATACTTGTATATAATATTAGGAAACAATATAGGTGACATCTTGTTATTACGATATACGCATACTTGCTCGAACGGAGTTGTAGATATATCTATAATATTAAAAGTACTATAATCACCACCAACACCTTTAGCAACGTCCACAGTGCATATATACTGATGATCTTTTTCAGGTTCTTTGTATACAAGAAGAGTACCTCCTTCTAATACCCCGATAGGATTTCTCGCTCTTAATTCCATAAGAGTACTACCATCAATAAGTGTATCTCCAGTACCAAAAAATGTATTGCCAAACTCTTGATCAAACTGTAGCCTTGAAGTATTAGCTATTGTTTGTTCTTTCCAAGCCTCGTCTCTACCAGGCACATCCCACCAATCAACTCTAAATGGTTTGTATTCGTTTGTACCTTGAACAGCTCCTTCCCACAACTTATGAAACATATTACCCACTCCGTTAGCAGTAGATGTAATAATAACTTTAGTCTCTTTACCAGAAGAAATAACTGGATATGTAGAAGTATAGAATGTAGCAGCATCTTCAACGAATGCAAACTCGTCTAAGTATAGCAAATTAACAGACATACCACGAATAGAAGAACCTGATGTAGCTGCAGCAACAATACGAGAATTATTAGAAAACTCTATAGATTTTTTATTTAACGACTTACACCCAGGCTGTAGAAAAAACGGTAGATTCTCTAACATCAGCGTTACTCTCCCAAGCATCTCTTGAGATGTCGCTCCTTTGTTAGCAAGGATAGCTACAACCTTCTCAGGATGAAAGAGAGCAAACCAAAGTAGATATGCAACTGAAGAAATAGACTTACCAGACTGTCGACACGCTAGTACAATGGAGAATCGTTGATTAGTAAAATGGTCAAACATCTTACTCTGATAATCGTATAGCTCGAAGTTTACAAGACCTAAATCTAGGTGAATAATCTTACAATACTTAGAAGCAAAGTAAGAAGAGTCATCCATACATTTTTTATATTCTTCTACTTCGAATATATTAAATTGTGTTACAACACCATCACGCTTAATATTTGGGTTACCGAGATATGTGTCATTCATCTGTCTGGTCAATTATATTCACATCTTTCATCAACATACGTTGTAAGTCTGTTGTAGACCCAACGAAAACATTATTATTAGTAGTACTAGGAATAGCTGGAATATCTTTCTTTTCCATATCGTGCTTCTTCTTATGAATATCAATAAGAGAATCACCTGCATCTGATACGTTTTTTAACATACCAGAAAGAACCTCATAAGCTCTGGGATGTTCTGTTGCTCGGGCAACTTCAATCATATCTTCTAAAGCTTCTTCACCTTTGACTAGAAGACCATGTTTAATTCTTCTTACGAGTTCAAAATCGTTTTCTTTATTATCATTAGTCATCATAATCGTATGCTTCTAGGAACCCATAATCACTATCAGCACTCACTCCAGAAGGAGTAGGAGTAATAGTAATACTTAATAAATCACTGTCAGCAATATCCTTTGTTTCTGTATCAATCTTAGCAATTGATTTATTAATAATTTTACCATCATTAATCGGACCATAAAAGTTAACTTTCATATCAAATGTTAAAGTATATAGGATAGTTCTTCGTGAGGCTACTTCGCCTTCAAAATCATCATTAAAATCTACACTTGTAATAGTAATAGGTACATCTTCTACTACACTTGGATGATCTGCAAGAGGTTTAATTGAAACGTTGTACTGAGGAGAAAAATAAGGAATTATCTGCTCTACAATTTGTAAGGCATCATTCTGAGTTTTAGAATAAATGTTAAGCTGAAAGTTTATTATATAAGGTACAAAGGCATTTATTTTAGATCTCTGAGATACTGTAGTTCCTGCTTGTTGAAAGTTAGTAGTCTTTTGTAGCTGTCTAGAAGGGTCATAGTTTATACCTATTATTTCAAAAGACATTCTAGGAAGCTTTACTGCTACTCTTTGACCGTCTTGCAAGTCAGCTTGCTCTCTTATACGGTCTAAGAATTTAGACCGAGGTGCATAGGTTAAAGGAACTTTAACATGATTATAAGAAGCTCCAGTCTCTAGTCGTCTGACTACGTATATATCATTAAACAGCTTACCAAAAGTCGCAACCGATTTTCTAATTCTTTCGTGATAAAAATAACTAAACATTAAGGTTCTCCAAATGGGTTTGATTCAGAGAAGTCTAAGAAGTCAGTTAGAGTATCAAAGTATTCGTTTTGTTCATTAGAAGACGCTCCTATATTATCTGTCACACTAGTTACAATTGCTCCTTTATCTGTTGTTCTATCTCTAATAATAATACCAACCTCTGGTGTCTTATACTTACCATCATCAGAATAAAATTGAGAAACTGTAAGAGTGTTATTTGACTCGTTCCAGTTTTGTATAACTGATATTAGCCTATTACCATCAGCTTGTACTTGTATAGAATCTTCTCCGATCTCAAATAAGGCTGGAAGCGGCGGACTTATAGTCACAGTAGGAGCAGAAGAAAAGGGAGATCCAGCACTAGTGATTGTAATCCCTGTTAAAGCTCCTGCTGAACTAATCGTAGCCTCAACCACTGCGTTATTACTTGGAGAGAGTACAACTGTAGGAGGTACAGTATAACCAGCCCCAGGGTTAGTAACTGTAAACCCTGTTAACACACCAGATTCATTAATTGTAGAAGTAACAGCTGCTGTAGTTTTAGTGGTGTTTAAAACCATAGAATAGGTATAAGCATAGTCCGCTTGAATATCATCTATCTCATCATTACCTGTACTAATATTTTCATTTCCGTATTCAAATAGCTCACATCGCAATTTATAGGTTGGAAGGTTTTGTAACTGGTAAAATGGCTGTTCATGTTCTACATGGGTTATTTCAAAAAGCTTTTTAGAAAAGGGTATGTATAGCACATCTCCCTCTGCCGGCCTCTGCATTGTAATTTCATTATCGTATCGTTGTACAGTACTTTCCCATCTACGTCTTGAAACTATAAAAGTAGCTTGATCTCTAATCTCTACTCCAAACTTAGTAAACAGATCTCCTTCACCGTCAAATCCGTCCACATTTTCAATATACATTTCAAGCTTATAGGAAGAGTTAAACCTGGATGGAATATCTTCTCCGAGTAATCTGTCCTCTGCTAGAATATCTCTTGGAAGGTAATAGATGTCTTGACCATACATTTTTAATGACTCTATGACTATATCCTCAAAGAGTCTTTGTTCTGATCTTACTGATTGACTAAAGTATGGATTAGTTGCCATTATTTTATCCTACAAAGAAGTCAGCTGGCATCTCGTGTTCAAGTCTAATAGACTCTCTTAAACGATCGATATCACCTGTTGCGTCATCGTATATCTGTCTACCATTTAGCATAACTCCTCCTGGAAGCTGCATACCTTCAAACTTCATAAGGTTAGCACCCCACTGTTGTTTAATAAGAGCAGTTGTATAC